ATCTGTTCAAATGTCCATTCATCACCTTGTAATATCTGCATACGTATTCCTTAATAGTTTGTGGCTTTGTTTTGTGTCATCAGTGCAATGGCTTCCAACTGACGGTCAGCACTGGTGCCAGCAACATCAGCATTGGTCTTGTTGGCAATGGCTTGATCTTTTGCAATTTGACTATCTTGTTTGGCCATTTGACCCATCATTGCGGGATGTTGTCCTGATATTTTGGCCAGGATTTCTTGTGTGCGAGCACCATCCAACTCTGCTTGTGCAATGTCCTTTTTATCTTCTGGACTTGGTTGTTGTTGTGAAGCCGCTTGTTGTGATTGTTCAACCATCTTCATAACTTCTTCTTCAGTGAGCAAGTAAGTGTTGGCATCTTTCACACCCAATATATACATCATGTCTTCGTATGGTCTACGAATCTTCTTGAATGATTCTGGAGTGATAGCATTCATTTGAACACCTTGTGCCACTTCTTGCATCAGGGCCTGTTGTGCAGCCTTGATTGCTTGAATACGTTGTAGGCTGTTTTCTTCTGACGCCATACCAACGGCTAGATCAATATGAATGATCTTGCGTTCACAGAAATCCATGTTGTCATACGATTGTCCATCCAAGAACACAGGTTCTTTGTTTGGGTGGAACTGTTGTGCCAGTTTCTTGACACCATAGTCATCACTGTATTGTACCAAGGTTCTCCACACTAGCCATAGGGCATCTTCCAAGCCTTGAGCACAGTTCTTAATGATGTTGTCTTGGATCAATTGATTTGGTCCCATGGCCAATTGCAGTTTGGCACCTGAGTTGCCTGGACTCATTACTTCTGGAGTGAATGTATCTGTGGGTGTGGTCATACCCACTAGACCCATGATGTCCTGTTGCAAGCGGCTCATGGCCACTTCAATAAAACTCAAGTTGCCGCTGGGTGCAGGCAATGGGTAAATGTCTGTTGCTGGATCAAACTTACTATCCAGAATAAAGATAGCAGCCTCACCGTCTTGCAACATTTCAAAGTCCAGTCTATCTGGCTTGACACCAATACGTGGAGTGGCTGTCAACAAGCCCAACTGTATTTCAGCACGGTGTGCCGCAGTCATGTATTCTTGTGCTGGAACCAAACTTTCTGCTAGGCTCATACCATAGAAGTTCTGTGGCAATGGTCTTGGGCACATGTTGGCCACTGGGATAAACTCCACTTCACGTGCTGAAATAATGTACTGGCCTGAGTAGATGATTTCAACTAGTTCCAACTCACCGTCATTGTCAATGTCATAACGGTTCCATGTTGTTAAAACAGTAACTTGACGTGCTGTGGGATCTTGTGCCGCATAACCTGTTGATGGCAGGCCGTTGATAGGAACTGAATCTCTAGCGTGGATAGCCAAGTTGTTCAACAATGAACCTGCTTGGTATGCACCCACGTTTGAATACTCTGCATACTCCATAAACTTCTCTAGATCAATGTCTGGATAGCGTTCAAATGCTTCTTGAATACTCATTGGATCATAGAAACCACAGAAGTCTTGATCCTGTATGTTGATAATGGTTGGATTGCACATCCAATAGTGTTGTGCAATTGGACGGAAACGGATGTTTAGGTTGTAGCCAGTTAATTTGTACTCTGCATCATACACTGTGTTGCGAGCAATAGCATCTTGCAGTTCACCATCTGCTTGTGACAGCGGAACGTTGTCTTCGTCTGACAACAAACTTAGATCAGCAGCCTCGTCATCACCTTCTGATGCCATCTTTAGGCGGGCCAGTATGTTATCTTCAACAATCTTACGGCGTTCTGCTGTGGCTTCTTGTTGCCATTCTTGGCTTTGACGAACCACTTGTTCTAGATTCACACTGCTCTTACGCTTGTTGGTGCGTAATACTGTTAATCCAGCATCAGCAGCCTGTGCTTCAAATGCCTGTAGTTGATCTGCTGTGCCCTTGGTCTTGACATAACGTGTGATCAGTTCACGATTTGGACTCACCATCATCTCACCGTTCTTGTGCAACAGTGCGTCCATGATCCAGTGCTGTAGAATAAAGTGTGGATCGTTGTTTTGGTTAACAAGTTTGTTGACCATGTTGGTTGCCTGCTGTGCGGCTGTGGCATCATCTTCGTTGTCAGGCACAAACTCAAAGTTGATCTCACCGTTCTGCATTAGACCCTTGCTGATAACTGCTGTGCTGTAATCCACGTTGGGTTTCACCACAGGGTGAATGTAGTCAATGCCGTTTACTGGCTCTGTTGATTGTGTAACTGCCAGGTTCAAATAATGGTAATCACTTGCCCTGTTGATATTATTCTTTGTAGCAAGCAAACGCAGGTTAGCAGCACACTTTTGGTCCATGATACGCTTTAGGTGTAGGAAACGCTCCATGGCACCTTTAGGGTTATAGACGTCGCTGACTACGAAATGACTTTTATCGAACATATGATGAGATTCCTAACTGGTTTCTTTTATTTATATATTTTTACGATAAGGCACAGATAACACACCTTAGCGTATTTCCAACGGTTTCTTCCACTGTGGCATGTTGACTTCTTTACGTGCCTTTATTGCATATATGGCTTCTCTTGCTTCTGCCATACGCTGTTGTGAACTTTTGTTGTCGTAGGGTTCTGACCATTTGTTAAGGGCTCCAAGCAAAGCATACCTAGCACTGTCAATACAGTCATCAGGGTCACTAAAACGTCCTCGTTCATCTACAAAATAGTTCTTTGCTTCCCGCAAAAACTCCACACAGTTTTCGTTAACATGTAATGTTCCTAGTTCTAACATTTGACGCATGGTGTTGACGCCAAAACTTTTATGATTAGTTACCTTGCCTTCTGAATCAGGTGGATTCATTGCAGGGTGCTGTACCACATTTAATCCATATTCTTCAAACAGTTGTCTCAGTGATAACGCTGACATTGTATACCTGCCTGCTGTGTTGGCATCACTAGGCAACACAATAGGACAGCCAAACACTTCTGGACGCATCAAATGCTGTATCCAATTTACAGGAGCAGCTTCTTCAGTGCCTTTGACGCAGATCTGACTGTGCAGCCATGCTTCTTGTTCACGTGGATTCCAATACAACAGGCTGATAACTGTCTTGTCTCTGACCAGGCCCAAGTCCAGGGCTATCACACGCTCAATGTGATTCATTGTGCGGAAGTCGTAATCACCAGTCTTGTATGTGGGCCAGTTGCGTATCTGGAACACAGCACCTTGACCCATAACTGGAATACCTGCAATACGTGCTTCACGTTCATGTGGCAAGTAATCACGCTCTAGTTGTCTACGTGTTTCAAACAGCAAGAATGGTTCGCCCCATGGATCCACCTCTGGCACATCATCCCAAGTTACGCGGACATGTTCATAGCCTTCTTCTTCATACCAGAACTTGCTTACCAGGCCGTTCAACCCTTTGAGTGGCGTGAATGAGCAAAGCACTTGTCCTTGTGTTGTGGCAGTACGTGTGACCAGTTCTGAAAACACAGGGTCTGGTGGCTGCTCATCAAAAATTACCAGATCCAAACGAAAGCCCTGCAAGTTACGCACTTCCTGTGTGTAGTTACCAAACAATAGATAACTGTTCTGTCCACTGGTGTGTTTTATTTCCACGCCCAGTATGTTAGCACCATCGCAACGCATAGTTTCTTGCACGATGCAATCACGCGGTATGGCACCTGTGCCAATGTGGTCTTTAATTTTGACATCTTTGGTTCCAATCAATTCATCTTGTAAAACTCTGGCAACCTGTTCCCAACCTTCACCAGCAACAAACGCAGTAATGGGCTTGTTGAAACGTTTGGCCTCTTTGGGCCACCACGCAGGATACAGGCCAGTCAAGTGGTAAGCAGTTTCAAAACATGTACTAACAGTTTTACCAATACGGTTGGCAGCAAGTATGCCTCTGCGTGGACTGGTGCCTGTGGCAAAGAACTTCATTTGATGATCAAACGGGCGGAAGTATTTGAGTTGATTAAACTTCATTTCATCTGCTACGGAGATGGCAAAGTCTTCAAACTTGGTCTTGGTGTAGGTGTCAAACAGTTTTAGGCTGCTGGGCTGTAGGTTGTTTTCATCACACACCCAACGCACAGCACGCCGCATGATTACATTAGAGTCAATCATCCGTGAACATCCTCTAGGCGTGTGACTCTGTCATGCAAGATACGGTTCTGTGCCTGCAGTCCTTGCACAGCGTTGGTCAAATGTTTGATCTGTGCTGCCATGGCTTCCATAAGTTCACAGGCCTGTGCCAGCCGTTCACTCACAGTGTCTATATTGTGCTCATGCGTGACATCACGCAGATACAATTCGTGTAGTTTCTCAAATGGGTCAAAGTCACCGTTAAACATCTTTGTTCAGGCTGAGCCTAATATCGTTGATCTGTTTCATGGCCACTGCCAACTGTGCAATTTCATCTGCTGACAGTATCCACGTGTTGGGATCATTGGCACGCACACCATCACGCTTGTCCAAGCCCAAGTGTAGGCGTTCTGTGATTAGTCGTAGGATGTGTTCACACTGTCCAGGAAACTTCTCCACAAAGGCTTCACGGTGAGCACCATTGACCTTTTGTAAGATGCGTGTTTCCAGCACTTGTCGTTCAAATACGTTGTTTGAGTCTGTCATACACGCTCTCGGATGTCATAGAACCAATCCTCACCTGCTGACCATTTACGGCTACCATCCACTGAATATGTCTTGGTGGCCACACGGAAGTCTGGTTGTTTAACTTCTGCAGGTACGAGACTTTGATCATACCATATGCAACGGTTGTTGGGCTGTGTGGCAAACTGTCCATTATCCAGTTTAATAAAGTTGAAACTCTTGTGTTCGTCTGCGGTTTCAGTAAAGGTAGTGTCCACAGCCATGCCATCAGCACAGAAGTCCACTGTGAACATGTAATGGCCATAATGCCACTGCCTGTCTTTGCCGTAGAACTTGACACCTAGATTGCGTAGGGCAGTCTTTTCATGTATGGTGAAGTTATAGCCCATGCAGTCCCATAACTGTAGCATGTCTATGGGCAGTTGTGGTAGGTCTGATTGCTGCCACACATAAGCATGTAAGGGCAGTTTGTCATACAAGGCACCATACTCGGGCAACAGGCTTTCAATACGAAACACCTGGCCACGTATGGCTTTGAGACTTACCCAAACACAAGGTTCAAGTTCTCCATGGCCTTTGTGATCATCATATAAGAACTCTCGCCGCACAAAACATCGTAGGGGCGGCAGGCTTGCAATTAGATAACTCATGGTTTATGCCCATGGGTTGTCAATAGCACCTTGGTTGAACTGTGTGAAACTACGATCAATCCAAACTGTCCAGAAACTTTGTGTACGGTTCACACGCTTTGATTCCATCAAGGTGCGTAAGCGTTGACCCATCTTGGTGTATGTGCCATCAGCATAGCGAACAGCCTGCTCACCAGTGCGTGGATCAATCCATATATACTTTTCTGGACGTGGGCGACCATACTTGTCAACCTTCTCACCAAAACTCTGCTTCTCAAGTGGACCCATGATTTCATAACTGATTGAGCCATCATCATATGTTTTGAACTGGCAAACAACTTTGGCATCTACTGCTCGCATGTTGCTGTCAGGGTGTGGCACAGCCATGTCGTGGAACACACTCATCACTTGGGCCGATTGTGGCAGTTTGGGATCACGTTTGGGGATTGGACGCAGTGGATCTTCTGGGATTAGATCATTGTTGTCCACATATGGATTTGAACCTGTGATGTAACGCATGTCAACATCCGCACCATTGAGTACTGCTAGAGCAATCTCATATTTCTTGCTGGGTGCTAGACCTTTTAGTTTGAGACTCACACGGGTCTCATCAAACACAAACTTCTCTAGTTCTAGGGCAGTGGGAAAGTCTTCCTTCAAGCCTTCTAGACTGTATTCAATGGGTTCTGGTTTGAGTGCGTCTACTGTGGTAATGATGTCCGCAGCTTCTTCGTTGAAGTCAAGATCCACTGTGCTGGGCTCCATGGCCTCCGTTGGTGTGGTGTCGTCGTTCCATACATCCACTGGTTTGCTGTCATTCTTTTTCATATCATTTCCTTTCAAATATAATGAAAGGGTGTTGAGGACACCCTAGGAACCTTTTGGTTTACTTTTTAAAACGCTTGGGCTTGACGTCTGACATCACACCTTCCAGTGCTGGATCAATGGTGGTCTTGGTCTTGCTCATGGTAGTTGGACTACGTGCGGCAAAGGCAGCGTTGATTGAGTCTGCCAAATTGCTACGCTCCGCCTTGCCTTCACGGAATGTTTCACGCTTGCCTGGTCTAGCACTGGCATTACCTGTGCTAGGACCTTTGCCATAGTTTGATTTCATTTTTTGGATATCCATTTTGTTTGTCCTAATTATGTGTTGAATCCGCTGACAGCCTGAACAATCAAGTTGGCGTTGGTGATTTGGCTTGGTGGTTGCCAGTTGGTGCCGTCCACTGTGTAGGCCACAAGTTTAACTGTGGTTGTTGTTGCTGGCCTTATGGCTAGACTCAGTGTTTCACCAATGGGGTTTGGTCCTGCTAGTGTTGCATCAGTTGCGGCATTGACCAGTTTGTAGTTGGTTGGTGTTGAACCTGCAAACTGTGCGTAGGCTGTCAACATGAATGTGACATTGGGTTGCAATGTTGCAACATCAGTGGTCAAGTTAAATGTAGCACTGGTGCCTGTGGTTTGCGTTGCTGTGGTGTTGAATGCCACTGTCACAGAACTACCAGTTGAAACTATACGTGGAACGCGAGTTTGTGGAAAGTCTGTAATGAACAATGGTTGTGCAACAGAGTTTGTTACTGAAATTAAGGTTGTATCAATTAGGGCCATGATGTTAGTCCTTAGATGCTAGATTGGAATTGGTTCAATGTCACAGGAGTGATTACCACTGTGGCTGAACTTGCGGCTGTGATGGTGTTGACAATAACACTTTGTCCACCACCGTTGACTTGAAAGTCACCAACAACAACTCTGCTTTGACCAAACGGAACAAATACTGCTGGTGCTGGATCACCAATTTGTGCGTGATGGAAACTGGCTGGTGTTGTAGTGCCCAAGTAGACATTGACCCAAGCATTTACTGTGGTGCTGGCATTGTCAATTTGAAATGCGTTTGTGGTGCAAAGAGCAAAAGTTGCTGTGCCAGTAGTGGCAGTGGCAGTGACCAGTTGTGCTTCGCCTCGTAGTTGTAAACTCATCGTGTTCTCCTTAATCGCACTTGTTGCCAACGCGATTCACAAGTTGCTTGTTTTGAATCTTGTCTGGATTGGCTGGGCCTTTGATGGGCATGCCAGTGTGTCCTAGTATTGGTGCAGAGGCTGTTCCACCATTGGCAGTCTTGCCTGTGACGTTGCCCGTACGGTTTGGCATCTGACGCTGATTGTGTCCTTGGTCATCATTGCTGGTGCCTGAATGCATGTTGTGTGCATATTGGCGACCTTGGCCACTACGTTGGCTTGAACCATTGTTTTGACCGTTGAAGTCAAGACCTACATCACGCTGGTTGGCTGCTGGGTTGTTGCCCATCTTTGGTAGACCTGCGTTCTTCTTCATATCGTTACCAGGCTTGCGGGCTGTGGTAGGATTCTTTGGTTGGAATGTTCCTGAATACATTTTATTTTTTTCCTTTGGTTGTGGGTGCCTTGGCAGGCTTCTTGGCACCCACGGGCTTCATGCGGGTGGGTTTCATTTCGCCCTTGACTGTTTTGTTCAAGCCTTTGGGCATCATTTTGGTAGTTTTCATATTATTTCTTCTTAGCAGTTTTGGCCGCAGCCCGGAATGCCCGGGCAGTTGGAGCACCTTTGGCACCAGGTGTTCTCATACGTTCCTTTGAACCCTTGGCTATTCTTTCACGCTTGGCTGCAATGTTGGCATACAATCCTGGTTTCATATCAACAGTCCCATCTTTCTCTAGCAGCCTTGCCACGTGGACCTGTCCACTTTGCACTTCTGGCACAGAAACTCTTTTGCCTTGGACCTGAATCCGTAGGGGCTCGGAGATTGCTGCCAGTGGCCTTGTTGTACTTGGCACGACCTTTTGCCGTCAAACCAGCACCTTGGCTCACAGGCAATTTCTCACCACGACCCACTGACAGTTTAACATTCTTAGGCATCCGCATCGTCCTTTGATTTATTTATATTAATGATACTATTTACTGCTTCTAAGAACGCTGTTCGCTTGCCATCTACAACAGAACTGTTGTCTTCTACTTCAATGTCCATCATTGTGGTGGCAACCTTGTCCACAATGATCTTCTCATATGTCACACGGTTCTTGGTGTCGCCCGCGAGTATGGCATCACGATAACCTTCCATCAAGGAGACAGCAAAACTTTTTCCAACAGTGAGCTCACATTGAGCAAGCAAGTCTCGGGCAGTTAGTTTCTGCGTTGAGCCAGGCTTGCGTCCACTGCCAGGTCTTGGACCACCGTGTCCTGAGTTTGGTTGTTTTTCAAGTTCCATGCTTTTATTTAGCGTTTGTTGTTGCGATAGGGTTTTTACGTGGTCTTCCTGGCGGTCGTGCCGTCTTTTGGGGTCGTTCTTTGCGTGGTCTACCTATTGGCACACCGTTTTTACTGAGTCTGGGTCCTGTGAGTCGTGCGACAGGCAACAAGTTTTTGGGTGTGTACGCACTGAATGGTCTCAACTGCTTGGGTTCTTTGGCA